GGAACATGAAGAATGTGATATGATGTTTACGTTTCACGATGAATCGTGGCATGGTAAACTAGATAGTACGAGATGCCTCGGTGAACGAGGCAATCGTATTGTTTCAGAAATACATTTATATGGTGACAAACTTACTTCAAAGGATCAAGGGTTTGACGATAAAGGAAATGTCGTTTGGGGTTCTCCTAATCTGTTTCATTTCCTTCGGCATTAATGCTTGTACAGCACCAGTGACAGATCCTACTCCTAATCCCTCAACATTATGGAAATTAAAGAAAAATTAAGAGCACAGGTCAAAAGTAAATTTTATTATTGGTTCTGGGGACTTGCTACTGTATCAGTATTTGCAGGACAAATGTACGTTGGTAGTGGGTATCGTAGAATGGCAGAGACACATGAACAGATTTCTGCAGATTTGAACTTATTAGTAAAGGTTCTTATCACACCTATGACTAGACAAAATCCTAGATATTATTAAGGAAACCTAAAAACATTATAAAATATTGGTGTTTTGTTAGGGTTTCATGATAAAATAGTATCAGCAAATACAAAACAATATGAGTGGAGACGCTAGAACAGCACTAAACGAACAACCAGTAATTTTTTACTCAGAACATATGACTGAGACGAAAGAGGTCTTAATCCGTATGCATATGAAAGAAGAAACAGTTATCATAAAACCTTGGAGAACAGGAAGTCGATTACAGGGATAAATAATAAAAAGACTGTGTAAATAAATGGCATCGACCATTGATGGTATATTTAACGAAAGAGAAGTAAACTTTGTCGGTAAAGACGGTTTCTTTTGGTGGGTTGGTGAGGTTGAAGACAACGAAGACCCTATGGAACTTGGTAGGGTAAAAGTTCGTATCCTTGGATTTTATACAAACTTTCAAGGAGGAACAGTAGCAGACTTACCTTCTACTGCATTACCTTGGGCAACAGTATTACAACATACGTCACAGGCAGGAAATGACGGACAGGGAGAATCGTCTGGTCAACTCCAACCTGGTGCTATTGTTATGGGATTCTTCATGGATGGAGAACATGCACAGATGCCTATAGTATTAGGTGTGATGAGAGTTAATAAATCAGATGCAACTAAAAAGACAAGAGACTTTGCTTTTACAGATCAAAAAATACCAACAGGTGTAGCACCTAATAGTTCTGCTATACATCCTGGCGATAAAAATATAGGAAACCCATTAGCACCATTAAGACAAAGTACAAACAATACAGTAGGAATACCTGGTTCAACTACAACTATAATCGGTGGTAGTGGATCTCCAAAAAACATAGGATCATTTAAAGACATAAACGGTAGTTATGCTAACCCAATCAAACCATTAGACCCTACACAACCAATACCTGCAGCGAATGGTGTTGGTGGTCCTTGGAAAACATTGGAATATAAACTATCATATCTCATAGAAGATCTTGCTAATACTGCTGCTACTCTAGTCAAGGCAGAGGGTGGAGAGTATCTTGATTTAGTAAGTGGTAAGTTAATTACTAAGGCAGAGTTGACAATTAATATCAATAATTATTTGGGTTCTTTATTTGCTCAAGTAATCTCTGCAATGCGTCAAGCATTAATTAATCTAGCAGAAGATCTTAAACTTGCAAACATGCTCTTGTTATCTACAGGAGTTCCATACAATATAATAACTTCAGTTCAAACAGCAATTACAAAGGTATTGACATCAGCAGTTGCCTTAGATGCTTCTATTGCAACATATACTGCTACACCACTAAAGACAGTCACAGATGTTCTTGACAAATATCTTTCTAATTCCTTAAATAAATCTACATTTGTTGTTAATACTGTAGATACTATTACATCTAATATAATTACAGACGTTGCTAAGATAATCAAAGACATTGGTGATCTAACTAAATCTATTACTACAACAGTAAATGGTGTAGGAGAAGCAACTACTATAATTACTGCGTGGGAAAAGTCAACTGGTATATTTCATTTACAGGATGCAGTTAGATATGATGTTGTTAATATTTCAAGTATTATACAACTCATTAATGACTTTGATAGTAAAATATCCAATAGACCTATCAATACAAGTAAGTCTTTAGGATGGTATCCTTTAGTTGGTATTACAGATAAAACAAAGACAGAAACTACATTCAGTGACATATATGATGATGCAGATCCATACCTAACTTCTGCAAAGAATCATGTCAATGGTTCTTATGAATTGTATTTGGGAACACCTGGTCGTCAGGGTGAAGTACAAAAGAAAGTAAATGGTACAACTCATACATCTTTATTGTATAACAACTCACATTACGCAGAGAAAAAAGCAAGAGATCAATATAGAAAAGACAATCCTGATGCTACCGATGCAGAGATTACAGCAGCAGTTGAGTCATATAGACTAAAACAGACTAATAATAAAGGTGATATTGGATCAACAGTAGCAGATCATATATCATGGGCAGGTGTATTAACACAAGAAGTTCATGGTGATGACTGTAAATTAGTAAATGGATCTTACGCAAGAACTATTGATGGTGATTATCATCTTAAGATAACTGGCAACTGTCATTTAGAAGTAGGAGGAGGATTCTTCTTAAGTGCTGAGGGGTATGATTCAACTACAAATACAACACAGAAACATGCAATTAAATTTGGATCTGATGTTGATATGAATATTGTAGGTGCTGCACTAGAAATGCATAGTTCTGAGTTTAGATTAAATTCTACTGTATCTAAGATAACTGGAATACAATATGAAAATTCATATCAACAGCAATCAAATAGTGGATTAGAACTAACTTTCAATGCAGAAAGTTCTATTCAAATAGTCACTCCACATATATTAGAATTAATCAATACAGAGAAACCAACAAGCAATAAACAACTTGTTGGTAAGAGAACTGTAGTAAATGGTGGTGTAGAGATTATGATGAAACCAACTAAAGCATCTGATTACTATGTTTCTCTCACTAACACCAAGGCATCATATAAACAGATAATACCAGACTCATATACTATCAAGAGAGGAAGTGACACTCTATCAAGTGTCTAATGCCACTTGACTTAATTGTCTAAATACCTTATACTGAAGGTAATTACGAATTTATCATGGAAAAGGATCTTCGACCATATTTGGCACACATCTTTATTAATTTCTCGAAACGTTCTGTTAAGTTAGTAGATGATGAGGGATATGAACAAAATGTGATTTTCAAATTTGATGAGGAAGGTGCTGAAGGTTTTGCTGAAACTGTTAACAGCATCAATGATGATCCGCATCTAGACTCTGATATGATTACCTATTGTTTCGCAACAGCATGACAGACATTCAAGACATTACAGCAGAAGAAGCAGTAGCAAACTTGCCTTTTTTGCTGTCATTAACAGAGAGAAATAGAACTGTTTGGAGAATTAAAAGTCCTAATGGTTCAGTTGCTCTACTATCACCAGTAATTCAATCAGGTCCTCCTGTAGATAAAGAGGTGATCAATCAAGTTGAAGAGTTTCGCAACAAGTTTTTGAACGATGAAAGTTCCCAACTGGCAACACCACTCGAAGAAAGAACTGAAGAGGCATCTTAAACCTCAGAAACTCCGTCAAGCTAAAAAACGATTAAAACTGTTCATTTCAAAACTACGGAGGAAAGATGGCGAAGGTAATTCAATTCCCTAGTAGGGTACAGACAGCAGAGATGGAGTATGAACTCATACTCTCAGAAGTAGAAGACAGAATAAAATATTATAGTAATGAATTGGATAAAGCAGGTAAATTATACAACCTACTTCTCCAGAACAAAGACGATGATGTCTTATAAATAATTCTTGTAACAAAAGGTGTGATTATTCGTGGCAACTAAAAAGATATCACAGTTAGAAACAATTTCAGATGCTAACTTGTCGGGAGAAGCGATTCTCCCTGTTGTGGTATCTGATCCATTGATTCCTAACAGAAAAGCAAAAGTAAATCAGTTATTTAAAGGTCTTGCACAAGGTACAAAAGATTCACCTGGTCTAGCCTTTGACTTAGATAGAGACAGTGGACTATACCAAAATGCCTATGATCAAGTAGGTATTGCATTTGGTGATGGTGGTTTATACATGACTCGTATTGTCAATACTGCAAGTAGTACATCATTATATGTCACTGCTGTAGATGACGTTGCTAATAATGCTGATATTGTTTTTGCACCTAAAGGCACTGGTGCTGTAAAAGTCACAGGACAATTCCTTATTGGAGATCAATCTTTCGTATTGGAAGATGCACAAGGACCTAAAGCAAGATTTGAAGTAAGTAATGTTGGTACTGGTACTAATACCAGAATCATGACACTACCTGCTATTACATCTGGTAATGGTACAACTTTAGTTGGTGCTGATACACAACAAACATTAACTAATAAAACTATTCTTATAGATGAGGATAATCTTGTTATCACGGATAATACTGATGAGGCAATATTTCAACTTAACTGGGCGATAACATCAGGTGCAAGACGTTCATACTTCTTACCTGACGCAGGTACAGTGACTACAACTGCTGAACCTACTGCAACTGCATCTACATTATTAGATACAAAAGCAGAACAGACATCTTTGAATAAAACTCTCGTCAATCTAAAATTAACGGAGAACGCTGAATCTGGAACAAGTTATGTTCAGTTTAATACTTCTTCTCTAACTGCTAACAGAACTATCACAGTTCCTGATCAAAATATTACGTTGGTTGGTACTACAGCAACACAAATTTTATCTGGTAAAACACTGTTGACTGCTATACTTGCAGATCCTACTGATATTACTAAAAAGATAACATTTAGTATTGCAAATCAAAACACAGTTTCTAACGAAAGTTTTCAGTTTCCCCCTACGAATCAACTAAATAACTCAGGTGCTACGAACACTCTGGTATCTGAACTTGCTACGCAGGATCTTACAAACAAATCACTTGTTTCACCTGCAATTAAATTTCCAAATAATACTGCAGGTCAGATAACTTTATCGGCAGAGGGTATTACAGGTCCTCGTGTTATTAAGTTCCCTGATGCTAACGCTACTCTGTTATCTACAGAAAACGTTACACTTGATGATGTTACATTTGGTGCAGGTATCGGTGCTAATAACTTAACTGGTTTGACCAGACAACAACAATTCTTTTATTCTGGATTCTAATAAATGGCTAAACAAGGAATTTTAGCAAAATCAAAACCGTCTGGTGCTACGAATACTCTATTGTATTCAGCACCTGTTGATGCATCTGCAAGTACAGTTTTAACTGTAAATGAGCAAGGTGGATCAGGAACTACGTATGATGTTGCTCTTAAAAATTATGATCAAAAGATGACATTGGGTTCATCTAGTTATCTTTTACATGAAGGTGATGCAATCACAGGTTATTTGATGACATTGAACACTGCTCTACCTAAAACTGCAAACTTGACAGGTGGAACGACAATAACTTCTGTTGATGCAGAATCTACTTTTAAGTTTGAGTCATTTTATATTCCCCCATTTACTGAAATAGTTGTAAAGAAACGTGCAGTTCGTGCTGTCACTGTAGAGAGTGTTAGTGGTAATTTTGCTGTAGGTGAAACATTTGTCACAGGATCAGGTT